TTAGTAATGGCAAGTGTTGAGTTTGGGTAAGCAATAGATAAATTAACATAAGTACAACTTGCACAGGTTTGTTTTATAATAATACAATCATCTTGTGTTGTAGGAGCATAACTATTAACTTCAGCACTAACTAAACTAATTAAAGATATTCCTAAGATAAATAGGACTAAGAAGTTTATTTGTTTCCCCATCCCAACCACCTGCTTTTATTTTGAGGCATTGGACTATTCCCACCAATAACTTCACTTATGTTAAAGTGTCTTCTTAATGATCCCCTCTCTTCTCCTTTCCATGCTCTGTTATGAATTGATTCAACTAAGGCTTTAAGTTGTGTGAATATCATTTCAAACTCACGAAGATTAAGTTTTGTTTTTTCGGACTTTATCTTTTTAAGTTCATACTCCATTCTACCAGCCATCTCATTTAATATCTTTTTCTTAACACTTTCTCTATCAAATTCTTTTTCAAATATCTCTGCAGTCATTTCCTTAGATTCTATTTTTTCGTCCATCCTCTCTTTTAATATATCTTTACATTCAGGAAGTGTAGGTGTCCTAAAGAATACTTCATACTTCAAAAATATTAAAGCATTAAATGAAAGTGAGAACTCCAACATTCTTCTGGCAATAGTTTTCTCGTCGAAGTTAGATAGAAGAGTTTCCTTATTAATATAACTCTGCATAATTTGCATAATCTTATCTACACCCTCATTAGTAAGAACCCTTTTCTTTTCATCATCTATAGGAAACCAATCCAATATTCCACTATCATTAACCCTAAGAGAATCTTGTTTTAGCAAGTGATTTATTTCAGTTAATGTTTCTTTACAATCTAATTGAGCCTCAGCTAAGTTCTTCTCTCCTTCTTCCATTTGATATTGAAGTCGTTTGGTTTGGTTTGCAATTAGTGTTCCTTGTTGGGATGCATTGTGTAAACCAACTTGATCCTCTACTTCGTTATAAGGTCTCCCTTCGTTTTGTTCTTCCACAGTTATAATTTATACCCACCTTTAAATTTAATCGGTTTTAACTTCTTTAATGATTTAACAACCATGTTCGTTCCAATTACTCTTCCAGCTACTGGAAACACTCGACCAATGTTACTAACTCCTTCAAAGAAGTTTTCTTTTATCGTTACCATTTATTTTGACCTCCTTTTTAATCCTTTATAAAATTGAATCTCTTTTACTTCAGTTCCTCTTTTCTTTAATCTCTTCTTAGATGGTTCAATAAATAATATACCTTCCTTAGTTTTCTTGGTTCTATATCCTGGGAGCTTCAACACTTTGGATTTAGGGATTCTAAATGTTGCTCCAAGAGTTCCTGATGCAAACTTCTTTCCTAAACTAAATGCTTCTGATTGAGTTCTACCAACTCCAACTGGTTTCCACTTTCCGAAACGACGACCGAATACTTGGAACCCTCCAGATAGTTTTGGAAGTTTAGATTTAGAACCAAAAAAGAATCCACCTTTTTTCGTTGTTGAAACTCTTGGATAATAAGGCCTTCTTGGAATTATTGACCTTCTTGGTATTGAAGAAACTCTTGGAAGAGAAGGAGTTCTTGGTGGTCTGGATGGAGTTTTAGGTGGTGAAGTAATAGTAGGTAATCTAACGGGGGGTGAAATTATTCGTGGAGGAGAACTTCCACCTCTTCCAGTTCCTCTTGATACAGAAGTTAAAGGGATTATAGAAATAATTGAAGTTCTTGATGAAACTATTGGTGAGGAAACTGGAGGAGTTATACTTGTATATGTTGGTGTGCTAACCACATTAGATCCTTGACTAGATGTAGAGAATAAAGAACCCCCTAATCCAAACGCAGAAGAAGTTTGTCCCGGTAAACTTGTTGAAGTAGATAATCCTGCCGCCTTTAAATTTGCAATAGAAAGCGGAACATCCCTAGCACCACCCAACCTTGCAGAGAATATTTCTATTGCTTGACCTCCTTTTGTTGTAACCCCTATCTTTTGAATACTAGTTATTACTGAACCTGGAACCGTAGTAACTTCTAACTCTGTGGATAACTTACCTCCATACTTGAAAGTTCCTTGACCTCCTGTTCTACTAATCGTTGCATCTTCAAACAAAACAAATTGTGGTTTATCTGATGTTAGTTTAAAACTTACACCTGAATCTTTTCTAAATCCTAAAAAGAAATCCTTAATAGAAGTTGCACCTCCTAATCTTGAAACTCTTGTTTGTGCATATCCTGTATTTAAATCAAATGGAGTTCCAAAAGCACCGAAGGTTTCTGCTTGTCCTGAAAATCCAACACCAGTTTCTCTACTAATAATTTGTATATTCTTTCCAAGATATTTATTTTGTAATCCAACTAAATTCTTTGCGGTTGTGGTTACTGTTCCAGTTTTTCCAACATAAGAAGTTTGATAACTCCTAGAAAAACCATAAGCAGTTGATTCGTATGCGGGAGTAGCTCCAGTTAATTTATTTCCTGGTGGAATTAATTTTAAATCTACACCCTGAACAGTTCCAACTTTTCCTTCATAAACTATTGGTTTATATTTGGGAGATAGTTTTGCTATTCCTCCACGAACATAAGGAGTAACTTCATAAGCGAAACCTAAAGAGGATAACCCTCCAACAACTCCCCCAACTATTCTCTCCTCCTTGGGAAGAGAAGGATCAAGAGCCATCTTTCCTCCAGTATAAGTTCCATATCCAGATAATCCAAGTCTTACTGCTGGACTTCCATATTGATATGCTCCTCCAATAGCTGTCATAACTGCAAGTTCTCCATAAGTTTTAGGTAACAAAACATCAACTACCTTACCTGTTGTTCCTCCTTTCTCTGCAAGTTCTTCTCCAATATCTTCCGTTGAAATACTCTTTCCATAGCCAACTCCTCCAAGACCAAAGATTGGGATATTAGCTTCTTTCTTGTAAAGCTTCTTTATTGTTCCCCAAACTCCCTTCTTTTCTTTTGGTGGTGAAATATATGATGAAGATTGTTGAGTTGGGTCTATTGTTATTCTTCGTTGTGGAACATTAGAAAGAGTATCCATTCTGGTTTCTTGGAAACTAATTGGTCTTTGTTTAGCAGAAGAAATAGTAACTTGTCTTTGTTGTGCTTGTTGTTGAGCTTGTCTTTGTTGTGCTTGTTGTTGAGCTTTTCTTTGAATCTCTGCTTGTCTTTGAGCTTCTACTTTTCTCTGGGCTTCGGCTTGGGCTGCTGCTTGAGATGCTGCTTGTCTTTTAGCTATTTCTTGAGAAACACTCCTTGATGAACCCCCGCTGCTTCCCCCTCCATATTTTTTAGGATCTTTTACATATTCTTCTACACTTCCCCATGATCTTCCGGTAGCAGGATTATAGACAGTAGGTTTAGAATTAGAAGGAGAAGCAGAGATTCTTTTTGAAGAACCTTCTCTTTTTGCAACACGATTATAATCCCTTGCAAATGCTTTACTTACCATTGTTTTGTGCAGTTAAATTTAAATCTCTATAAACATAATCTTCTACACTAGCCCATCTTTCTCCCGTTGCTGGATTGTATACAATCCTCTTTTCATTTTTTAAAACACTATCTTCAAAAGTATAAATATAATAAACTCCTCCAACTAATAACAATCCAACTAAAGAAATCACTAAGCTAATAATAATTAACCTCTTCATTGTAACATTGTTACACTTCCAACTATTTAAATGTTTTTATTTTGATTAGAAAAGTTTATAAACAATAAGTTATTATTATAACAGAGAACAATATACAAAAATGGGTGAAGAATATAATGCACAAGAATCTAAAGCTCCATTCAATATGGCTATCGCAACCCTTATGAGTTTAAGACAAACATTGGATCACATAAGAAATATTGAAGGAAGAATAGATTATCCTCCAGAAGAAAGACAAAGAATTAAGATTGAATTAGTTAAAAGATTCTATGTTGATTCTGCTCCATTAATAATGGATGATAAGATAATAAAGAAATATGCTTATGTTTTAGAGTTAATACCTACGATGTTTATTTGTGTTAATACTAATACCCAAAAACAAAAGAAGAGAATAAGATATTCACCAGAACTAAACAAAAAATTAGATATAGCTTTACTAAACCTCCAAGTTGAACTACAGAAAAAGAAATACTATATGCCACCAAGAGAAGATATGGGAAGAGCAGGGATGAAGATGGGATAATGAAATTCCAAGTTGATAAATATCCAATGGGAAGTTTCAAGGGACAGAGAAGTCCTGGAAAATATATGGATGCTTGGTTGTATAAGAACTTAGAACTTTATGCAGATAAGATAGTTAATGATATGACTTTCTTAGGGATAATATATTCATCGACGCTGGAAGTTGGAACAGGTAAGTCAGTTCTCGCAACTCAACTTGGAGAAGCATGGACTGAAATAATGAATAAGAAATATAATCTAAATTTAGAGTTTGGAATAGATAATATTGTATGGAGACCAAAAGATTTAATTGATAAAGCAACTGGTAACAATGGGTTTAAAAAATTACCTAAGTATTCTTATATTTTACTGGATGAATGGGAAGATTCAAACTATTGGAGTGAACTTGGAGTTACTTTACGACAGTTCTTTAGAAAATGCAGACAATTAAATCTATTTATCGTCTGTATAATACCAAATTGGTTTCAACTTCCATTATCTTATGCTGTTTCACGAAGTTTGTTTGCAATCGATGTTAAGTTTAATGATAATCTTGATAGAGGTTTCTTTGGGTTCTATAATTTCCCTGCAAAGAGATTTCTTTACATGAATGGTAAGAAACAACACAATTATAAATGTAATCGTCCAACATTTAATGGTCAGTTCCCAGATGGTTATGGTGTCCCTGAAAAGGAGTATAGAAATGCTAAGCTAGAGGACTTAATAGCCTATGAGAAGGAGAACCCCGAAAAGAAAACTAAAAGTCAATCAGAAAAAGAGATAAAGATAAGAATGATGAAGGGATTTATAAAATTTAATCCAAAATTAACCAATAAAGAACTTGGAATTATCTGTGGTGTATCAGAAGAAACTATAAGAAGGTGGAAAGGGGGGGATGTAAGCGAAACCCATGACACAACACACAACTATAGTATAACAACAGATAAAAAAGATATTGTTGTGGATGAGGAAAGGTTGGAGAGGGAGGAGCAAGAGAAGATTGAGGAAGATAATCATGAGTAAAAATAACCCTAAAGAAGTAGTAACTGTATGTAAATGGAAACTTATTGTAGTTATTACTGCCTTTGTATTAGCTATGATCGCAATGTTACTAATCTTTAATAGGGTTTCTTAATAGTTTCTTATGTTTGCCATTATCTTGAAACCTCCTCAAAACTTTGGATAGTATTTTTATTCACACTAACTTTTTTCCCATATCTATCTAAAAATTCTACAAAGAAATCTCCCTCAGATAATATTTTTCCAGTATAAGTAAGAAGACTATTATTAATTAAAACTCTTAGAATATATGTTTTGTTCAGTTCCATAATATCACACCTCAAATCCCCTCAGGAATTTATTGGTTGAACCTCCGAATTAATTCTTCTTAAAATTTCACTTCTACAAAAAGAAGCTACTGGCAAAGAAAATTCTGTGGCTTTCTTCGAGATGGATTCCTTTTCCTCTTCGGAAAGAAACATCGTAATCTGGGTTTTAGCTTTAACCATAAATAACAGATGTAGTGATACTATTTAAATGTTCCTATTCTGTTTAAATCTATCATTAATAGTTTTATCCTTTGATTTTAAAATATCAAAGTCATTAATTTAATTAGAACTATTGATCCCGCTACAAATATTAAAAAGCCGAAGCCCATTAAAAATAATAATTTAACTATATCTGTATCAATCGCTTGTTCCATTGTTTCACAAAACACTTACAAAAGACACTATTGGTCTTTTTTTACGTGTGAACCTCCGATTTTTCTTTCACAATACTTGCAGAATTTGGTAATTTTATTACGAATCAAGACCTTTTATCCCCATTAACTAATTGGTATGACCAGAACTTACAATAATCTTCTATATCTAAACCATAATTAGGAGACCTTTCGGGAATAGTAAAAATCCTCATTTAAACGTCCGATGACAGACAGTTTCCATTTTGTCTTATAATCCCCCCCCTGAAGACAGGGGACTAGCATTATTTGCATTATTTAGTTCCATAGTCTTAATATTAGTTATTTCCTTATGGACTTGCTCAATCCAATATTTGCTCGTGCTCAATTTCTTAGCCATCTCCCTTATTGAGAAACCCTTTCCCATCAACTCTCCAACCTGAGCCCTACTTGGTCTTTTCTTATTCTTCCCTTTGAATGGTCTTCCAAGTTTCTTTCCCTGTGCCCTAGCCCTATCAAGTCCAGCCATAGTTCTTTCTCTAATTATAGCTCTCTCAAACTCTGCGAAGCTCCCCATTATCTGCATCATTAGTTTTCCAGAAGAAGTACTCAAATCTATATTCTCCATAAAACTTACAAGGATTACTCCCTTCTCATGTAATGCTTCCATGTGAGTTACAAGTTCCTTTAGACTTCTAGCCCATCGATCTAACTTATAGAATAATAATCCATCAAATTCTTTCTTCAGTAGTCTGTTGTACAAATCCCACTGGACAGGCCTAGACTTCCTTGTACTCTCCTTTTCTGTAAATACCTCATAATCCCACCCCATCCTTTCACAATACGCTACAAGTGGATTAATCTGATTTTCTAGTATCTGGTCTGTTCTAGAAACCCTTGCATAAATTGCGAACTTTTTCTTAATATCCATTTTTTGTAGTTATTGTGTAAATTAAACCCCCTCGACAACTTTAGAAATATTAAAATGGCTTACATATTGTCTCTTCCCAAATTTATTTATTACTTTAGCGATTCTTTCTGCTGGACAAAGATTAACATAAATTGAAGTTGTTGCGATATCTGAATGTCCAAGTAATCCTGAAACCAAGGTGTCTTGATTCACGCAGTTTACGAACTGTAAAATATGTAAAGCCATTTCTGGATTAACACAGTTTCTTATTATTTGGTCTTTTCTATGTTTCATTTTAATTCCATCTAAACTTATCCCATATCTTTCTGTCTTCCCACTTACTTGATTATGCTTAACTTCTGGTTTTTCAAACTTCTTTTCTGGAATATCAAAATTACTCCAAATTAGATGTCTATCTAGCTTAACAGTTGGTTCAATTAATACTTCATAATATGGTTTAACATTCTCAACTATCCACTTTTTATCTTTACAAAAATGTTTTAACCATATAATCATAGAATATAAGCTTAGGTCTGGTAGTTTTGGTGCATAACTTCCCCTCTTTGATGCTAAATATCTCATCTTTGAATGTGTTTGGCATGGCGGACTTGCCCATATAAAATCAAACTCTCTCCAATGATTCATTAAATATTCTGTGGCATCTCCAACTATTACTTCATCATTAGGATAAAATTGCTTGTAAACATCTGCAATCTCTTGGTTATATTCTACTGCTACAACTTCGTGTTCATTCCCCCATAGCTTTCTATTGCCACCTATCCCAGCGTGTAAATTAAGAATCTTCATACGTCTAACTCCGAAGACCCGTCGTGATAACCTAAACCATACGATGCTACCATTAGTTGTAATTGTTTTGGTAAAGACCAACCTTTTTCATTAAAATATTCTATTAATTCTATATCGCTTTTCATTTTACGTTAGCTCCTAATAAAGCGTCGCCAAGTCTCTCCTGAGATAATCTTTTTTGACTTTCTTCAAAATTTTCTTTATTTATTTCAAAACCTATAAAATTTCTTCTTTTGTTTCTGGATGCTATTGCTGTTGTACCAGAACACATAAAACAATCTAAAATTAAATCCCCTTCGTCTGTTGATAATTCTACAAATCTTTCTATTAATTCTACTGGTTTCTGAACGATAGAATAAGCCCTGTATAATCTTTTAACCCTAAAAATATTAGCCTGTGATTTTGAATTAAGAGGTCTTGGTTTCATCCCCTTATATGCTATTAAAATAAATTCTGTTTGTGGTCTATAGAAAAAACCAACTCCAAAATGTTCTTTATCCCAAACTAATAAATCTTTTTGGACGAAGAAGTTAGCCTCTAAAATATCCATAGTGTTTCTCATATTCCTCCAGTTACAAAATACATAAATATGTCCCCCTTTCTTCAATACCCTGTTAAGTTCTTTAAAAACACGATTCATCCATGAGATATACCCCCTCGAACTCATATTATTGTAAATAAACCATTCTTCTTCTGACATCCTAGCTTTTGAATTTGGTCTAAATGGTGAAGCCATTTTGGTCTCAGAGTTGAATGGGGGGTCAATAATTATACAATCTACAGATTCTTCTTTTAATTTTTCCATACCAATTATACAATCTTCATTATATATTTTATTAATTTCTAATTGTACATCACTATGTTCAATTTTCTCATTTTCTTGTACATTATATTGTTCAGTTTCCATGCGTCACCTCGCCATTTTTTTGTAAAGCGAACTCATACATCTCTTTTAATTTTGTATGTCTTTCTTCGGTTGTCCCTTGCCATCCCCCATAATTTATTGCTTTCATTAATCTAGTCCTATCATCTCCAGATATTTCATTTTCCCACCAAGATATTAAACTAGTCATGCTTTCACCTCGCTTGAGACATTTAAAGCGTCGTGAGTCTTCTCTGGTAAGGTTGGCTCTCGTGTTGCTTCATTTAC